AGTTTTTTTATTTAAATCTTTTGTATTTGAAAAGTCGATTAATCTATCTAGTAGTCTAATTCTCAATGGAATAGGTAAATAGTGTAAGTTAATTCCTAAGAACCCATCACTATATTGTTCAATAGGTAGTATAAGAGGAAATGTATCATAATAAGGTAGTTTTGCTTTTAACTTTGGGTCATAGACAAACATTTGAAGTTTGCCAAACAATACATTTCTTCTTCTTTTTCCGTCTCTAATAAGTTGTGAAGAAGTTGGTTTTCCAAAGTCTTTAATTTTATCTCTATACCACTCTGTGCTTCTAGGTCTTCCCCCAGCCGCTTTTTGTACTGCTTGTATATATTTTGAAACTGCCATATTATTTTCCTAATACTATTTATAATTGGGTGCTAAATGATCTTCAGTTAATATTTTAAATTCAAATCCCTTATCTTTACAATATTCTGTTGCAGAGTCAAATTTTGCTCTATTTACTACATATGTCCTTACTTCAGTTAACCATCTTTTAGTTCTTCTATTTGGATTTTTATTAGGTGGTTTAAGTTGTGATTTTGGTTTTACTTCTATAATAAATTTTTTATTTGAACCATCTTTTTGTTTTACCTTCATATAAAAATCAGGAAAATATCTATGTATCTTACCATCAATAGGTGAGACATAAGGAATTGCAATTTCTTCACTTCCCCACTCAATTACCTTTGTTGTTTTATCGCAATAATCCATAAGACGCCTTTCCCACATAGAACGATAAATAATCTTTAAAGGATTACCTCTATATTTGTCTCTATTACTTGGTATGTATCTGCCACTATAAGTCATTATTAACTCCTTTATAACATATAAATAGTACAATAGTCAAGGAATATTTATAGATGAGCATAATAAAAGGTTTAAAAACACAAGCAACAACTGTAGCCGCATCATATGGTATCAAAAAAGTATCTGGTATCTTGCGTAAAACACTTGGTTTGCAAGATAAGAATAGACAAGGTGGACCATTATCTAAGTCTAGTGCTGATTTTAACAAACCAACCAATATATTTTCTTTCCCTTTAGATGTGACAGGTGGCCCTGGTGTAGGTAATCAAGGACACTATGTTATGTTCTATATCAATGAACAACAAGACGCAGAATTAAGATTTGGCGAAAGAAAAGATGGTGAGACTTCAGTTATTGAAAATGCATCACAAGCAAATGTCCCACAATACATTACAAGAATGAATGGTGATACTCCTATAAAAGAAGTTAATAAAAATGGATACGGAAATCAAATACACGCAGATTTAAATGCTGTTGACCCTGGTTTTAAAAAAGCATTAAGTGAAAGAAAAAAAACACCTAAACCAAAAAAGGCAGGTGGTTCAACTGCATTCTTAAAAAGAGCACCAACTGTAAGATTAGATACTGCAATCGCATTATACATGCCCCCACAAGCAACTTACATTAATCAGTTTAACTACATTGATACTGAGATTGGTGCAGGTGCAATGACAGGGGCAGATGCTTATGGAAGAATTATGTCTGGTGAAAATACAAAAACAGTTATTGGTGAAACAATGAAAAATTTAGGCTCAGGTATAAGTGAGGGATTAATGAAAACTGCAAGTGCAGCTGTTGGTGCAATACCTGGTATGCAAGGAACAAGAGAAGCATACGAAGCGGCACAAGGTGCTATTGTTGCTGATAGAATGGAATTAGCATTCAAAGGTTTAAACAAAAGAAAGTTTCAATTTCAATTTAAGTTTTTACCTAAGAATAAAAGAGAAGCAGATGAAGTAAGAAATATTATATTTGCGTTTAGAGCAAATGCAGCACCAGAGTTTGTTGGTGGAAACAGACAAGGTAGAAAAATGAGAGTTCCAAATACATTTGATATACAATACATGTATGACGGTAATGAAAACCAATACTTACAAAAAATATCAACATGTGTATTAGAAAATATTACAGTCACATATGGTGGCGATAGATTTAGAACATTTACACCTAATGAAGAAGGTGCTCCACCTGTTGAAACTCAGTGTACACTAGAGTTCTCAGAAATGGAATTAATTACTAAAGAAAGAATATTCGAGGGATACTAATGTCATATTTTTCAAACTTTCCTGTTATACCATACGACTCTCAAGGTGATGGTAATCTAAAAGATGTCACTAACCTTTTAAGAAGAGTTGTAGTAAGAACAAAGATAGAAGAAAATACATCGGTCTTTGATACTTATGATGTTAAAGAAGGTGAGACACCAGAAATAATCGCACACAAATTATATGGTGACATAAATTTACATTGGGTTGTTTTACTATTTAATAAAGTAAAAGACAGATACCATGATTGGCCAATGACACAACAACAATTTGATTTATATTTAAAAGATAAGTATGGTGTTGAAAATATTAGTGCTGTTCATCACTACGAAATTACTCAAGAGTCTGGTCATACTACAATTAAAATAGATGTTGGTACATCAAACACTTTATATCCAAGTGCAACTGCTGTGACTAACTATGAATATGAAGAAGCAGTACAAGATGAAAAAAGAAAGATTAAACTACTAGACCCTAGATATGTAGATCAGTTTGTTGCAGAATTTAAAGAGAAAATAGCAGAAACGGTAATTTAAAATGAGTACGGTACAGTATGCAGGTCAATTTGTAATTGAGAAGTGTGAATTAATCACATCGGCAGGGTTAACAATTAATCTTAGTTCATCCATTTTAGAAATCAATATATTTGAAGACATTTATTCTAATGCATTAAAAGGTTCTATTCTTTGTTATGATACAAATAGTTTAATAACTAGAACACAAATTTTAGGACAAGATTATCTTAGATTAAAAATAACAACGCCAGGATTTGAAAGTAATGACCATGAAAAATGTCTTGATTTTACAGACAATGTATTTTCAGTATATAAGATTGGTGCAAGAAATGACGCAACAAACTCTGAAGTATTTGAATTATCTTTTATGTCACCTGAAGCATTAACTAATTTAAGAAAAAGAGTATCTAAAAGTTTAACTGGTAGTCCAAGTGAAATATTTGAAACACTTATGAAAAGTGATTATAGTATTAATACTGGCAAAAAATTATACATTGAAAAATCTAGTGGTATAAGAAAATATGTTGTTCCAAATGTACATCCATATCAATTTATACAAAGTCTTATGGAAGAAGCTGTATCTGCTGATACACAAAGTCCTTTCTATCTTTTCTTTGAAAATACTAATGGTTATCATTTTAGAACACTACAAAGTTTATATAATCAAGATACTAAAGCAGACTTCAATTTGGGTGACCCTGGTGAATTACAAGATGTTGGTTCAAAAGTAAAAGATATTGAAAAAGAATTTCGTACTATTATAGCAGATGATTCAAATAATAATTCAGATATGTTAAAAAATATTGTTAGTGGTCTTTTAGCAAACAAATTAAGAACAGTAGATATTTTTAATAAAGAAATAACTAGTAAAGATCATAATTACTTTGATGACTATAAAAAGTTTGATAGAATTGAAGGTTCTGACTCAGGTAAAGATAATCCAATATATAATGATGCACCAATTGAAGAAGATGGTTCTAGAATTTCAGATTACCCAGATACAAATATTCATTTAATTCCTTATCAAGTAGATAAAGACACAGGTGGCGATCCACTACATTACAATTCACAAACTGAGAGTTATAGTTATACTGCACCTACAGAAAAAGATTCAGTTCAATTTCTAAAAGGTAAAATGGTTGAATTAGCAACAACACTTAGTCGTAATATAAAAGTAAATGGACACACAGCAATTGCATGTGGTGATACGGTTAATATAAGTAAACCAGATTTAACTGCTAAAGATAATGGTTTTCTTGATGAATTAGAAACAGGTAAATATTTAATTACAGCTGCAAGACATATCTTTAGTACAATTACTAGTAAACATGAAATTGTTATGACATGTAATAAAGACTCACATCCTAAAGCCAAAAAAACAGATGGTTCTATTGTAAGAGAAAAAGCAGTTCCAAGAGGTAGAGTTGTAGTTCGTGGGGATGAACCTAAATGATAAAACTATCAGACAACGCATACAAAAGACTTAACGAATTAAGAAACAAAGCAGACAAGAAGTTTGTTCGTTTAGATGTTAAGGGTGGAGGTTGTGCTGGTTTTGAATATGAATGGTCTTATTCTAATGAAGAACAACGAACAGATGCTGTAATTGATGATGTATTAGTAGTAAGTAGAGATTATGAATTATATCTAATGGGTTTAGAATTAGATTATAGTTATGATGATTTTGAATCTATGTTTAAATTTAACAATCCAAAAGCCACAAGTTCTTGTGGTTGTGGAACCTCATTCGCTATATAATATCAAAAGTTCCTAGTATCATACAGATTATTACATAACCTATATAACCTAGTAAACAATATCCTATTAATTTTTCAAACCAGTTAAACATATAAAAAAAAGGGCGACTAAAAAGCCGCCCCTTAATATTAAGTATTAATCAGTATTACGCAGTATAAGCAACTTGCTTACCGAATACTTTGTTGATACCTGCAGCGATAATCGCTTTAGATGGTGTACCAACTCTGTAAGAAACGCCTTTAGATGATCTGTTTTCGTAAATCATCATACCTTCGTTCCTTAATTTTCCTACCATTGCAGCAGGTGATTTAAGATCAAATGTGTTTCTTAGAGATTTCCAAGTTACATCACTACCTTTATTAAAAAGATTTCTGATCTTTGTAGTTTTAGAAGTTTTAGTTCTAGCCATGATATAGTTTCCTTTTCCTTTATTGTTATTAAAAAATGACAACATATGTTATCGTTCCTTTCATTTGTATTAAAGTTAGAATAACATATGTCGCCGTATTTGTCAAGGGTTATTTTTTAACTATTTGCAAGTTTTTCAAAATAACTCATAGTGTCGTCATCGTCTGACCCCACTACATCTTGTGCCTTAACTTGAGGTGCAGATTTCGCCTCTTTTTGAGGATTCGAATCAGGTGATTTTACCTCATTCTCAAGGGACTCTTGCACATTCCCTACCTTAGTGGTACCAGAAAGTACTATGTCCATTCTTTTTGCAAGTTCTTCATAAGACTTGAAATTAGATGAATTAGTAAATTCAGATAGAGCATATGATTTTTGACATATCTCTTCCACTTTTGACTCATCCTCAGAGAGTTTTGAAGTTGCTTCAAATTCCGATTTATCGTAATTCCAATAACCATCTACTTTTCTAATCTTCAATTTGAAGTTAGCACCAGTAAAGGGGTCGAAAGGATTAATCGGTGTTTCATCTTGAAACTCTGGTTGCATTGCAGCCAAAAGTTTATCATAAATTTTCTTACCATATTTGTATAAGAAAACCTTACCTTCGTTCTCTGGGTGTTTAGGGTCAGAAACAACATAAACATTAGAGTAGTATGATAACTTTCTCTTTTGTTTTCTTGCTATTTCTTTGTCAGATTCTAAACCTGTATTCCATAGTTTAGAATTATACTCAGACACAGGGTCTTTCTGATTAATAGTAGTTCTTGAGTTTTCAATATACCATTGACCAGTTGGGCCTTGAAATGCATGAGAATACATTTTTACCCATGGCAATTCCTCACCATGAATAGCAGGTAAGAATCTAAGTACAGCATATCCGTTGCCAGACTTATCTAACTCGCCTTTCCATATTCTCTCATCTGTGTATGATTTTTTCTCAGTAGGTGCTTTCTCTGAAGCTACTGCACCAAGTAGTTTGTCTAAGCTGTTCTTAGACCTTATGTTATCTAGTGACATTTTATTGTCTCCTTATGTTATCGTATGTTATCGTATGTTTTAAATTCCACATTAGGGCAATCTTTAATCCGACTTTTCTCAATAAACTTAAAATCATTATTAACCCAGGTAAACTTAACATTTGAAAATTCTCTAAATGTCAAATATAACTGTTGTCGCCAGTCATGAGGATTGCGTCCCTCTGCTTCTTTGGGTAGATAAAACTTGCTACCCTTGTATATGTTATTTATACGTTCACCATCACTATAATTAGCAATGTCGAACCCAAACATATACACTTCATCACACGCCACATCTTGACAAGCTAGATGTACTGCTGTCGTTCCAGCACCCCAATCTTTAGGGTCTGTAATTGGCGTGATCAAATCTTCATCATCTGGGTAGATGACATGAAGACCTAATTCGTTTTTAACTTTATCCTTTTCTCTACCAGAACCATTTACTACCATTTGTCCTTTATCTTTACCATAGTAATATATGTTCTCTTCTTTAAAACCTTTACACAATTCTTCTTTTACATTAATGTCTGATGGTAATACATTCCAATCACTAAAATAACATTCATGTCTTCTTGCATAACCTGATTCAATGATCTCACCTTGTATTCCATAATCTACTGCAACTAAATTATCTACTTCGTGATCTCTATAAATTGCATTACAACCCCAAGAGACTCCATTTTCTCTAGAGACTCTGAACCCTTTTCTAGATTCTCCATTTCCATAAACATAATGAATCATCGAATAACCTTCATTAGAGCTAGTTTACACTTTTTAGTATCTATTGTCAAGAAGTTTTTGTATTTTTCTACCATTTTTTTATGATCTTTCCATATTATATCAGTATCGTCCCAATCCTTAATATACCCTACTAGATCGTCTAAGATCGCCATAGTCTCTATGGATATTCGTTTTCCTAGATATTCTTTCAATAATATAGGATGTTGGTCTTCCCATTTAAATAACTCTTCAAATCTATCTGAATATGGACTTAGTTCATTTGTCAGATTATATGTTAAAGATTGTATTCTTTTCTTCCAATTTAAATAA